CAGTTATCAATGGTGCTGGTTCTGCTAACGCTAACAGATACTACAGACGAGTTCAAGTAGCGAACTTAATGTAATATATCTGTTCTAGTCTTAGAACAATAATTAAAGGGACGGTCTAAACAACCGTCCCTTTTTTTTTGGTCAAAAATCAATATAAATAGTATTATGACAATTATAAACTCAGCGGCCAGACAACCTACAAAATTAGATTATGCTAGTCCTACACAGTTTAAATTTAATATTGTTAAATTACCTAAAGTAGAATACTTTTGTACGTCTGTAAATATTCCTGGTATTTCAATTAATTACGTTGAACAACAAACACCTTTAAAAGATATACCACATCCTGGAGAAAAACTTAAATATAGTGATTTGACTATGTCATTTATTGTTGATGAAAACTTAGAAAACTATCAAGAAATTCACGGTTGGTTAGTGGGTTTAGGTTTTCCTGATTCTTACGCTGATTATGATACATTAATACAAGCAGGTAAAGATAGATTTCCAACAAGTAAATCTTCTGTTAGTACAGAGTTAGGAAAGATAAGGTACCCTGCTCCCTCACAAGGAGCTGCATTTTCTGATGCAACTCTCATGGTACTTACAAACAAGAACAATCCGGTGGTTGAGGTACGTTTTAAAGACGTGTTTCCAATCAATTTAAGTAATTTAAATTATAGTCAACAAGCTACGGATATTAACTATTTAACAGCTGATGTTACTTTTAAATACAGTATTTACAATTTTGCAAATGTTAATAAAAAAGAAGTAAAAGTTACCACATAGACTTGATTTTTATATAGTTTTGTGATATATTAATATAATGGATTTAGAACAATTACAATTAGAAGCTGATAAAGATTTAAAAATTAATGACATTGAATTAGATTTAGAATCTTTAAAGACACCTCAATTACACAATAAATATTTAAAACACTATACAAAGTTTAAATTACTTTTAACACGTACTGAAGATGAATTAAAAATTATAAAACGTGATAAATGGGAATATTACACCGGCAAAGCAGATCCTCAAGTATATCAATTAAAACCTTTTAATTTTAAAATATTAAAAACAGATATAGACAAATATATAGATGCTGATGAAGATATACAAAAACTAACACAAAAAGTTGTTTATTTAAATACTGTGGTGGATTTTTTAGATAGAACACTACGTATTATAGTAAATAGAACATACGTTATTAAAAATGCAATTGAGTGGAAAAGATTTACATCTGGAGCAATTTAATGTATTTAGAAAATAATCATTGCATTTCAATTGGCCGTTTTAGTAAACAATTTTGTGATAATATTATATCTCTTGCCGAAAAAAATTCTTTGGCATTAGCTGAAATAGATTCTAAATTAGGTAATAAAAAAACTAGAAGTTCTAAAGTAGTATTTTTAAAAGATGATAAATTAAATTATACTTTAAGAACAGTTATTAATGAACATAATAAAAGTGCTAAATGGAATTTTTTTATTAAAGAATTTGAACCATTACAATATACAGTTTATGATGTTAATGATCATTATGATTGGCATATAGATTCGCACCCTTATGTTTATTCTAATGGTATGATAAGAAAAATAAGTTTTACATTATGTTTAAATGAAGATTATGAGGGTGGTGAATTTGAAATTTCAAATCCAAATCCAAAACCAGAAAAACATATTAATACTAAATTTAAAGATAAATTTACTTTAGGAACTTTAATATCATTTCCATCTTTTGTATGGCATAAAGTAAATCCTGTTACATCAGGTACAAGAAAAGTGTTAGTGGGTTGGGCAGTTGGTTCACAATTTGCTTAATAATGACACTTACAAAATACATTATCATAGATAAGAAAAACGAAGTCTATCTTAAAATAGAAGCAGAAGATGCTATACGTAGAGATTTGTCCGAATATTTTACATTTGAAGTACCTGGTTATAAATTCACCCCTCAGTTTAGAAATCGTTTTTGGGACGGTAAAATAAGATTATTCTCTTATGCAACCGGCCAAATATTTGCTGGTCTTTATCCATATATTGTTAAATGGTGTCAAGATAATAAAATACAAATAGTTGATGGTACAAAAATAAAAGATGTAGATGTTGATACAAAACTGGTAGATAAATTTGTATCTGGTTTAAAAATACCAATGGAAATAAGAGATTATCAAAAAGAAGCCTTTATACATGCGTTACAAAAAAGTCGTTGTTTATTATTATCTCCTACAGCATCTGGTAAATCATTAATTGTTTATCTATTAGTAAGATTTAATTTATTGAGATTAAAAGATAAAACAAATAATAAAATATTAATTATAGTACCAACAACATCACTAGTAGAACAATTATTCAAAGACTTTAAAGATTATGGTTGGAATCCTGATAAGAATGTACATAGAATATATCAAGGTCATGATAAAGAAACTTCTAAAAATGTGGTTATATCAACTTGGCAATCTGTTTATAATTTACCAAAAAAATGGTTTAAATCTTTTGGTATGGTAATAGGCGATGAATGTCATTTATTTAAGGCCGTTTCTTTAACTAAGATAATGACCAAACTTGAAGATTGCAAATATAGAATAGGTCTTACAGGTACTTTAGATGGTACTAAGACAAACAAATTAGTTTTAGAAGGCCTTTTTGGTGCAGTAAATAAAGTTACATCTACTTCTGAATTACAAGAAAGAAAACAATTAGCTGATTTAAAAATTATATGTTTAGTATTACAACATGATCAATATTCAAAACATTTTTTAAAAGATAAAAGTTACCAAGAAGAAATGGATTTCTTAGTATCTAATGATAAAAGAAACAAATATATTCGTAATCTATGTTTGGATTTAAAAGGTAATTCTTTAGTATTGTTTCAATACGTAGAAAAACATGGTGTTATATTAAAACAATTAATAGAAGATAAAGCCGAAGATAAAAAAATATTTTTTGTTTATGGTGGAGTAGAAGCTGAAGAAAGAGAAAAAATACGATTTATAACTGAGAAGTCAGATAATGCAATTATAATCGCCAGTTACGGAACGTTTAGTACAGGTATTAATATAAGAAATTTACATAACATTGTTTTTGCGTCTCCTTCTAAATCTCGAATAAGAAATCTACAATCTATTGGTAGAGGCCTTCGTTTAAAAGATAATAATTCGGCCGCTACTTTATATGATATAGCAGATGATCTTACATATAATGGTAAAGAAAATTATACATTACAACACTTCAGAGAAAGAATAAATATATACACTGGTGAAAACTTTAATTACGAAATACATAACGTAGAATTAAACAATGGAACAAATAAAAATAATAAAACTAATTAACGGCGATGACATTGTTTGTAGTCTGGCTAAAGAACAGTTACCAGACAAAACTCCTTTATTACGTTTAGAAAAACCGTTACAAATTAAATACGTATCACAATTAACACCAAGAGGTCTTAAAGATTATATCGCATTAATAAAATGGGCCAGTTATACCAATGATAAAATTATAACTATACCAAAAGATAAAATTGTTACAATTACAAATGCCACCGACGAGATGACTAAAAGTTATTTGGAAGTATCTAAGAAATATGAAAACATTGTAATACCAAAAAGAGGTGAATTAGAATATGAAGAATTAACTGAAAGTGAAAATGATGAATACAATAAACTATGGGACGAATTTAGAGATCCTAAAAAATCCATCCATTAATCTGGAATATTCTCCGTCAAAGAGGCTACACGCCTATTATATACAGAAAGAAGAAAAAGTCAACCAATCCTGGAACCGAAATTTTTTAAACAACAGTTTGATAAGTGATTGACAAATAACACAAACTATAGTATATTTAAATTATGACAACATCAAAAAAATCAAAAGAACATTACGTAAGTAATAAGGACTTTTTAGCGGCAATGGTCGTTTATAAAAAGATGTGTAAACAGGCCAAAAAAGAAGGCAAACCTAATCCGCCAGTAACAGATTATATTGGTACTTGTTTTTTAAAAATTGCAAATCATTTATCATACAGACCTAATTTTATTAATTATACATTTAGAGATGATATGATATCTGATGGTATAGAAAACTGTTTACAATATTTGGATAACTTTGATCCTGATAAATCAAATAATCCATTTGCTTACTTTACACAAATTATATATTACGCATTTATAAGAAGAATACAAAAAGAAAAGAAACAAACAACCATTAAACATAAAATGTTAATGGATTCTAATTTTGATGATCTTACATTAATGCCAGGAGAAGATAGAGAATTTCATAATCAGTTTACAGAATTTTTAAAAAAGAATTTGCCTATTGAAGAACCTAAAATAGAAAGTCTTACAACTTTTAGAGAAATTAAAAAAGAAAAAGAAAAATTAAAAAAGAAAAAAACACGAAAAGGTAAACTAGATTATTTTATTGGTTTATGAAAATTGCGTTAGTTAATGACACGCATTGGGGAGCCAGAAATGACTCACCTGCGTTTATAGATTATTTTAACAAATTTTACAAGGAAGTTTTCTTTCCTTATTTACAAGAGAATAATATTAAAACTTTAATTCATTTAGGTGATGTTGTAGATAGAAGAAAATTTATTAATCATAATACAGCTTATAATTTTAAATTAAACTTTTGGAACAAACTAGAAGAATTAAATATTAATACTCATATACTATTAGGCAATCACGATACTTATTACAAAAACACAAACGAAGTAAACGCATTACAAAATTTAAGTATATCAAAAAACACCAAAGTTTATTATAAATCAGAAACAGTTACGTTTGACGGATTAGATATATTATTTTTACCATGGATTTGTGATGACATTATGGAAGAAACATTACATACAATAGATAATTCAACAGCACAAATTGTTATGGGGCATTTAGAGATAAAAGGTTTTGAAATGCACAAAGGACATATTAATGAACAAGGATTAGATAAGTCTTTATTTAAAAGATTTGAAAAAGTATTATCAGGACATTTTCATAAAAAATCTGATGATGGTCATATTTACTATCTAGGTTCACCTTATGAAATTACATGGTCTGATTATAAATGTCCAAAAGGCTTTCATATATTTGATACAGAAACAAGAGAACTTATAAGAGTACCTAATCCACTAAGAATACATAAAAAATTAATTTATAACGATAAACAAGAAGATTATTCTAAAAAAGACTTATCTCAATTTGAAAATACTTTTGTTAAATTGTTTATATCTAATAAAACAGATATAGATATGTTTGATAAGTTGGTAGAGAAATTTCATAATGAAACAAATGTACACGAATTAAACATCATAGAAGATTTAACTTCTGATATAACATCTACAGTTAGAGAAGATATATTAGATCAAGGAGAAGATACACTAACATTTTTAGGCAATTATATAGATCAAATAGATACAACATTAGATAAAACAAAATTAAAAAAATTTGCAAAAGAATTATATGTAGAGGCCAGTGAAACATGATAATATTTAAAAAGATTAGATGGAAAAACTTTTTATCCACAGGTAACACACCAATAGAAATAGAATTAAACAAATCACCTACAACACTTATTATAGGAACAAATGGTAGTGGCAAATCAACATTACTTGATGCTTTATGTTTTGTTTTATTTAATAAACCATTTAGAATGATTAAGAAAGAACAAATAGTTAATACTATAAATGATGCTGATGCCGAAGTAACAGTAGAATTTACAGTTGGCACAAAAAATTATGTTGTAACAAGAGGCATCAAACCAAACAAATTTGAAATATATTCAGATGGTGAATTGGTAAATCAAGACGCTTCTAGTATTGATTATCAAAAATATTTAGAGGCCAATATAATGAAATTAAATTACAGATCATTTATACAAGTTGTTATATTAGGTTCTTCTTCTTATGAACCATTTATGAAAATGAAACCAAGATATAGACGCGAGGTTGTAGAAGAAATATTAGATATCAGAGTATTTGGTCTTATGGATTTAATATTAAGAAGTCAACAATCAGATTTACAAAAGAGTATAACAGATATAAGACATAAATGTGATTTAATTACTTCCAAGTATGAACTAGAAACAAAACACTTTAAAGAATTGCAAGGTCGCAATATAGATGATAAAGATTATAAAAAAAATATATTGAATAAAAACAATAACGATTTACAAGAATATCTTAAAAAAATTACTTTATTAAATATAGAAATAGAAAACAATAAGAATAGTTTGATAGAAAGAGATAAAATTAATGCAAAGGCCAATCAATTATCTAAGTTAGAAGCTAAGATTGAAAACAACTTATTAAAACATAAAAGAACATTGGAGTTTTTTCATAACAATGATACGTGTCCAGAGTGTACACAGGCCATTAATGAAGAATTTAAAAAAACAAAACTAGATACAGAAAGCCAAACCATACATAAATTAGAAGGTGGATTAAAAGACTTGTTATCAGAAATAATAAAAACAGAAACAAAAGTAAATGAATTAAATGCAGTATCACAAAAAGTTAATGAATTAAATGTAGAGATTGCAAAGATTAATACTTCTGTAGATGAACTTAAAAAATACAGTGATAAGATACACGAAGAAATATTATTACTAGAAAACAAAGAATCAGATGGTAAAAACATACAAGAACAATTAGACAAGTTAAAAGTAGAATTAGAAGAATCAAAAATATTATTAGATAAAGTAACAGAAGAAAAACAATATGTGGATGTGGTAAGAGAAATATTAAACGATAAAGGTGCAAAGGCCAAAATTATTAAAAAATATTTACCTATTATGAACACATTAATTAATCAATATTTACAATCAATGGATTTTTTTGTATCGTTTCATTTAGATGAGGAGTTTAATGAAACAGTTAAAAGCCGTCATAGAGATACGTTTGATTATAATAATTTTAGTGAAGGAGAAAAAATGAGAATAGATTTAGCATTACTATTTACATGGAGAACAATCGCTAAAATGAAAAATAGTACTAATACAAATCTACTAGTACTAGATGAAATATTTGATGGTAGTTTAGATGGTCAAGGAACAGATGACTTTTTTAAGATTATCAAATCAATGCCAAAGGAAAATATCTTTATTATATCTCACAAAGGAGATATTTTATTTGATAAATTTACGAATATAATCCGCTTTGATAAAGAGCACAACTTCACAAGGTTACAAAATGTTTAAACAACTTACACTTATACCACCAACAGATCCAAGAGTACAATCAGCAATAGCACCATTTACTGATGACATGTTAAAAGAACATGGATTTAAAGATAGAAAAGAATTAACAAATACTATGTTTGACACTATGTTTAAATATGGAGGATTAGGACTATCAGCTAATCAAGTTGGTTTACCTTTTAATATGTTTGTATTTGGCGGCCATCCACAATTAGAAAAAGGAGTTAAAGTTGCTTGTTTTAATCCTATGATAATACATAAAAGTTCTGATGAGGTATTAATGAAAGAAGGATGTTTAACTTTTCCTTTTGTATTTTTATCAATCAAAAGACCTAGAAAGATAGTTGCAAAATTTGAAGATGAAAATGGTGTGTTAAAAGAGGCACATCTGGACGGTATGATGAGTCGTATATTTCAACACGAATACGATCATATGTTAGGAAGATTATTTACTGAAAGAGTTAGTAAATTAAAACTTGATATGGCATACGAAAGAGCGGAAAAAGATATCAAGAAAATAAAAAAAAGAAAGGAGATGACTAATGGCTAGTTATACAGACGAAATAGGTAAACCTAAAATGTCGCAAGAAGAACGAGATAAACTTATGGAAGAGTTTTTATCCAAAGGCGGTAAAATACAAGAATTAAAACCTGGTATTGCTCAAGGAGCTGGTTCTTTAAATAGAAGCAAAAATTTACAATGGACAGAAAAAGAAGTTATAAAACAAGAACATAACGAAAATTTTATACCAAGTAAAGAATAATTTGACTTTAAAATTGAAGTAGTATATAATTACATTATGGCATATTCATTTGATCCTAAAGACAACATTGAAACACAATGGCAAAAATGGCAAGACGCCACACCTTTAGATAAAATACCAAACGTAGATACAGATAAACTTAGAGATATAGTTATTAAAGACTTATCTTTTGTATCTGCTATGGATGTAAAAGAATATACACTATATCAAAAATGGTGTGAAGTACATCAAAAATATCCTACAGTGGAAACAAATAGTTTTTTTGATGACAGACCAGCATTAGAGGATCCTGAACAAGGTTCTATAATACAAGAAGTAAAAAACAATTTTTGGAATCCAGAAGATCCAATGGAATATTTAAATTTAGAACCAGAACTTATTTACACAGACGTAGAAAACGAAGGCAAAGTAGGTTCTGTAACAGGTAAAAAACTACCAGCAATTTGGAATACATTAAGAACTTTTCTTTCAACAATGAAAAACAATAGTAATATTGGTAGAAATTTATATTTTATTATAAGAGATAAAAAGACAGAAAAGTATCTAGGCGTTACTTGTATGTCATCAGATTTTTTAGATTTAACACCAAGAGATGAATATATCGGTTGGGATAGAGAAGCCAAAACACAAAGAATGATTAATCATACTTGTATTGGTAGCACAATCGTACCTATACAACCACTAGGTTATAATCTAGTAGGTGGTAAATTATTAGCATTATTATGTTTATCAGATACAGTTGAGAAAACGTGGGAAAAACAATATGGTGATAAACTAGTCGGTGTTACAACAACATCTTTATATGGTAAAACAAAAACAATACCATTATCTCAATACGATAGATTAGATCATTGGAAGAAAATGGGTTGGACAGCAGGTTCAGTATCGTTTGAAACAGAAAGATCAACAAGAAAACTTATACAACAATGGTTAATGAAAAATCATACACGAAAATATTTTGAATGGTATGTTGCAAAGAAGCCAAGCGGCCAACCACACAAAAGAGATCATAGAAATAGAAGTCATACTTTTACATATAGTCAATTAGGTATAGATAAAAAACTTATTAAATCAGAACATGCAAGAGGCATTTATTTTAGCGAACTATTTAAGAATACAAAAGAATATTTAAGAGAAGAAATTAAAGAAGATAAGTTGATAAGGGCCTTTGATAACTCAACAGAAGCTTTAACGCATATATGGAAAACAAAATATGCCAAAAAGAGAATTGAATCATTAATAGCACAAGGTAGAGTATCCAAAGAAACTCATTTTTATGATGACATCATCTATTTAAATTGGGAAGAAACTAAGAAAAAATACCTTTTTCAAGTAGGCCGATAAGCAACCTTGACACAATTTTGACACAATCTTCCGTAACCTATTGATTTTATTGCCTTTTAAATTTGTTTGGAACCATTGTTTTATTAATATAAAGGTGTTATATTATATGTATGGTTAAAACAAATACAGTAAATATAGAATCAAAATCACAATTAGCAAAATTATTCGCTACAGAAAATTTATCAGTAGAACATAACAACGTAAAAACGGCCTCTTTTGATTTAGAGAATCGTATTGTTACTTTACCAATATTCAAAAAACCATCAGGCGATGTTTATGATATGTTAACAGCTCACGAATGTTCACACGCTTTACACACACCTATGAAAGCTTGGTCTAAATTAGAAGATCCAAAATACAGAGCATACGTTAACGTTATTGAAGATACAAGAATTGACAGATTAATTCAAAAAAAATATCCAGGAATTGTAAAAAATTATATTAATGCTTTTGAAATTTTAATGAAAGACAATTTTTTTGGTTTAAAAGATAAAAATTTAGATACAGATTTAATGTTAATTGATAAAATTAATATGTATTATAAATCATCTAAAAAACTTAAATTTGATTTTTCTAAGGAAGAACAATCATGGGTTAAAAAAATTGATAATATCAAAACGTTTACAGATGTATTAAAAATTGCTAAAGAATTATATAATTGGCAAGAAAAACAATTACAACAATTATCTATGTTACCAGAATTTGATAAACATGCGATAGCAAAAAATTACAAATTAGATAAAAATGGTAAAAAAATTCAAGTACAAAAATCAGAAAACGGTGATGGTAATAACTCAGAATCTTCTTTATCTGATAAAAAAGATAATGAAAACAAAAACAACGAATTAAATGTTGGTAACCCTTATGGTGCTGGCGGTGATAACGTTAAAGTTGATACTGCTTTAGATTGTATTACAGATCAAAATTTTGAACAATCTAAAGATAAGTTATTAGATAAAACTAAAAATTATAGATATGCTACTTTACCTGAATCTAATTTAAAAAATGCTTTAGTATCTTATGATGAATTTTTAAAAGATATGAGAGATAATAACAACCATTATTTTAAACCACAATCTAGTGAAACTTATAATAATCCTTATAATAATCATACAGAATATCTAAAATACTGGAACTGGATTAAACAAGATTTTTTAAAATTTAAAAAAGATAGTACAAAAACTGTAATGTATTTGGTTAAAGAATTTGAAATGAAAAAAGCAGCAACTGCTCATAAAAGAGCTACTACTGATAAAACAGGTGTTATTGATTCTCTTTTATTAAAAAACTATAAATTCAGTGATGATATTTTTAAAAGATTAACTGTATTACCAAATAGCAAAAATCACGGTATGATTATGTTATTAGATTGGTCTGGTTCAATGTGTGATATTATGAACAAAACCGTTCAGCAATTATGCAATTTAGTTTGGTTTTGTCAAAAAATTAATATACCTTTTGAAGTATATTTGTTTAAAGATGTACAAGATAAAAAAGATGATACTAAAGAATATTTTAAATTAAAAAATGGTAATATGTATCCTGAAAAATCTCATCTAGTAAATGTTGCCAGCCACAGAATGAAAAAAACAATATTACACGAATCATTATTACACCTTTATAAAATGGCTAATTATTTTAACAGAAATTACTCTTATTCTTATGATAACGTTGATACTAGAGGTTATGCTATACCAGTAGATCAAAACTATCATTTAACATCAACACCATTAAATGAAGCAATTATAATATGTAATAAATTGATACCATTATTTCAAGCAAAATACAAAGTAGAAAAACTTTCATTTATTACTCTTACTGATGGTGAATCTAATGGTGAGATTGCTAATTACAATTTTGATAGTTCTTTACCAAATAATAAATCTCACAGTAAATGGGACGCTCAAACAATTATTAAAGATGGTAAAAAAACATACACTACAGTAGCTGGCTACCAAGGAAGACATTACAATTCTAGTAGAACCGCATTTACAGCTTCGTTATTAAAAGTATTACAATCAAAATACAATGTTACTACAGTTGGTTTTTATTTAACAAAAAGAGTTAATAAAAATTCTTTTAGTCAATTTGTAGATGAATATGTTTCTAAAAATGGTAAACTAGAATATAATTCAAATTTTGAAAAAATCAGAAAACAATTTTTAAGAGACAAAGTAATAGAAATACCAAAAGACGGTTATAATTCTTACTATGTTGTAAATGCTAAAGATATGGATATTCAAAATGCCGATTTAAGTGCTATTAATAGCAACAATACTACTACTGAAATTAAAAGAATCTTCACAAAATCTATGAAAGGAAGATTGTATTCCAGAGTATTATTAAACAAATTTATTGAACAAATCGTTTAAGCTTATGAATTTAAAAGGTTTTTTCTTTAAAAATAGACATAATTTTGACACAATTTTATGTTATATTATATGTATAAACAATAAAAAAAGGACTATTATATTATGTTAAACAATAAACAACGTGAATATGTTAAGTACGCTTATGGCCTATTTAACAAAGATGTGTTAACCAAAAAAGAGTTAATAGAAGCAAACAAAAAATTTGGTTGTAAATATGCTCCGCAATGGTTAATTAAAAATAAACAGTACAAAGTTGATAAGGCCACTTTTAGATTACCACTTGATGGTGATATTAAAAAAACTGAAGTTGTTAAATCAACTGATAATGTTATTGAAACCAAAAAAGAAGCTGCTTATATTGTATCTTCTTTAACAGGCGATATTGTTCCTAAAAAAGATGCTACGTTTGTTCCATTTGGTAACTATCCTGATATTAAATCTATTATCAAGTCTGGTAAATTTTATCCAGTGTTTGTTACAGGTTTATCTGGTAACGGTAAAACCATGTCTATAATGCAAGCTTGTGCCGAAGCTAGAAAAGAATGTATCAGAGTTAACGTTACAATTGAAACCGACGAGGACGATTTGCTTGGTGGTTATAGATTAAAAGACGGCCAAACTGTATGGCAAAACGGTCCAGTTATTGAAGCCATGGAAAGAGGCGCTCTTCTTTTATTAGATGAGATTGACCTTGCTTCAAATAAGATTATGTGTTTACAACCTATCTTAGAAGGCTCTGGTGTGTTTGTTAAAAAGATTAACAAATTTGTAAAACCAAAAGATGGCTTTAACGTAGTGGCGACTGCCAATACTAAAGGTCAAGGTTCAGAAGATGGTAAGTTTATCGGTACCAATATTCTTAACGAAGCTTTCCTTGAAAGATTTCCAGTTACATTTGAACAAAGGTATCCTAATGCAAAAACAGAGGAAAAAATTCTAAACAATGTTTTGCAAGCCACAGGCAAAAAAGATACCAACTATGTTAACAAACTTGTTACATGGGCTGATGTAATCAGAAAAAC